GCATGTTGTCGCTGTCATTGATGCGCACCGGAACATGTGCATCAATTTGCCTTCCCAACGCGGTAAACAGCTCGCTGGGCGTGTGGAACGTGTGGGTGTGCTGTAACAGCTGTGAGAGTGCACATGCGGCATGCTTGTGGTAGGACGCACTCGGTGTCGTCCCATGGCAAAACAGGGCCCATTCCACTGGGGCACGGTACAATGATTCGGTCACGTTTCCGAGATCGAGAGTGATTTTGGTGTTGGTGGTGTTGTTCTTGGTTTGTTTGTTTGGTTTTGTTGTCATTCTTGTGGGGCTTGGCTACTAAAACTTGAGCGTGTTTTTTGCCAACGAGCATACGCAGCCCATAGGGCAGTTGAGGGGTCATCCCGTGTTCGAATATCGGCCAACGTGTGGCGGGCAGCGCTCCAGGGCTGCAAGAATGCGAAATGGTTGACTAACTTCCGCCCTCAGTGCCGAAGCCAAGGAGGATACCAAGTAGTACAGCCATTCTTGTGCGCTATTAGCACGATCAACATTTGGCAATTTCTGGTGGCAGATGTTTTAACCTGCTCTTGACGCCAAACCAGGTTTGTGTTCTCCGATGTTAGGGGGCCGGCGTGCCGGTCTTACGAGCCCCTACGCCTCTAAATTGGGAGCCAGTCGATTTTACTGGTCTTTGAGTCCCTCTCGGCCACTGACTACTTGAACCACATGGCGGGCCCGGCTGTGTCCCTATCACACAGCCACTCCGCTAAGGAGCACCGCATTTCTGTTCCAAGTGTTTGCCGTGTCAGTGCTTGTTCCCACAGAACCTGTGCTTTTGTTGTCCACCCATAGCGACGGTACAAGGTGATAGACGTGGCTGGTTCCTCCGTCACGGCCACATACTTCATTTTCCACTCGTCCCTGGCCATGGTGGTGGTTGCACACCCGTCTGTGAGCAGTAGCAAATGGTCGAGATAAGCACGAAGCGGAGCTATATGACTGCACGCGGAATACAGCCCCAGAGCTGTCCCTCGGACGAGACTCTTTGGGTCAATGTTGTTTGGTGGGTTGATGAAGTAACCGAGCTTTGATATGA